CGAATACTTCATGGCGGCGCAGGGTATGCCAAAAACGGCGGCACTCAAGGCCTCCACGCAGTTCGTGGCAAAGAACTTTGAGGAATACGAAAGGCAGATTGTCTTTACCGGGCGAGGAGAGTTCCCAGGTTCGCTTCTTCCTGCTATTACTCGGGCCACGGAACAGATTGTCGAGAAGTATGGAGTGCAGAATAATCTTGACGGCAAGGTCAGTAGAGTGATCTGGATGCCTCACGAGGGGAATTGGGTTCTTGTAAACCGCCAAACCAGAGACTACCTCCGCGGGAAAGACGGGGCGTTCTTTGTCGTGACCCCGCAGGACTTGGCAGAGATGGCTTCCCAGACGCCAGAAGAAAAAATGGCTCGCGAGAAAGCGATCAGAGAGGCCGCGTATGGAAAAGACGCAACCATGGACGACTATCTCAAGGCGGCAAAAAAGAGAGGGAACCCGTTTGAATTACCAAGCGATCCATGGGAGGACTACGAATGACACTCGCCGACAAGTTCCTCACGTCCTCGCCCGAGTATGCACCGCCGCAAGAGAAGCGCGAGCAACCTTGGTGGATGGGAATCTGGACGGGCGTGAACCAGACCGCCGCCGCGGACATCGTGTTTGGGATTGCGCAGAACAGCGCGTTCGACAACGAGCCTGGATTCCAACTCACGGCCGAGCAGATCAAGGAACTCTCTGAGAATGTCCCTACTGAGAAGATTCACCGCTTTGCAGACGCCGGGTCGATTGAAGAAGCCTGGTACATCAAAGCGATGATCGAGCATGAGAACGACGTCGCGAGGGTTTCTTCTGAACTTGGCAGTGCCGGGAAGATCGCTGAGTTTGGCGCGAACATTGCTGACCCTGCATATCTCACCGCGGACTTAATTACCTTCGGTGTCGCACGGGGAGCCAACGCCTTGCGGGGCGCGACCAAGGCGACCAAGGCGTACATGTCCGCTGTGGAGGGAGGCACTGCCCTCTCGCGGGCGAGGAAAGCTCTCGCGTTCAGGACGGGATATATCGCCAATCGTTTCGCGGACAGGGAGTTGTTCGCTTCCGCGATGCGCTCTGGAGGCAGCCTGAACACGGCCCTTCGGTACGGAACGCTCAACGCCGTAGCGGACATGGTTGCAGAAGGCGCGGCGATGCAGGCCAACGAGGACCGCGGGAGCGTGACGAACTTCGCGCTCGGAGCGACTACCGCGTTCGTTCTCTCTGGGTCCATCATGGGGCTTCTCGACAAATCGTCGGTCAAGCGGGCGATGAAGGCGCACGAGAACATGAAGATGGTCGCGGATTTGGATTCTGTGGAATCCGCCGGCGCGGTCCTCAACGAGCTTGGCGAGAAAACCAAAAAGGCTCTCGGAGACACCATGCAAGACGCATGGGTTCTTGAGCAATCCGTTTTCGACGAACTGGTACACCAGCTTCCCACGGCATACACTCCGCAGGAGAAAGGGATTTTCAAGCTCCTCCGAAAGCACATCACGGGGAAGGGTGCGGCGAGTAGCGATGAGGTGACTCGAAAATTATTCTCCATGTCCGTCGCGCAGGGCGCGGCCCCCAAGGGATCAAAGATTGTCTTGTCGGCAACAGAGCTTCGAGACATGCGTAGGGCCGCGTTTGTTGGACAGATTGGCGCTCCGTATATGTCCAACTTCAAGGCCTGGGGCAAGTCGATTGGCCTCTCCAAGCTGGACATGCTTCGCACCTCGGCGATGAACAACTTTGACGATGAGATCATGCGGTACATCCGAAACAGAAAGCCTGGGTTCAAAGTCAACCCGGAAGTCAAAAAGGTGGGCGACCTTCTCGCGAAGCGGTATCAGTGGAACCTGAATCGATACCGCGCTGCTTTCCCGGAGATCGCAGGAGACATCCCAGACGATTTGAGCTATGCTCCTCGCATTTGGCGAGCCGATGTGATGGACACTTTTATCGGCGAGAGCAGTGTGGACGAGTTGCACGAGTTTGTTTCCGGCGCCATCCGCTCTGGGTCTAGAGAACTCGATGACGAGACAATCAAGAAACTCGCCAAGCTCATCGTCCAGAACGTCCAGGACGACGCAGGGCGCCCTATCAAGCTCCGTGGCATCAAAGAGGTCGGGAACCACGAGAGGATGTCTCTGCGGTCCCTCGTGGAGGCTGACAGGGCGTCAGCTTCCCCTCTGTTGAGCAAGGCAGACGGGGATAAACTTCTTTCTCTCGGAGCAAAATCCTCTGACACTCCCAATTTCATGCGCCACAGAATCCCGATGGACGAGTCCTACTCCGCTTTCGTGAACGGGAAAGAGTGGAGGATTGACGACTTCTTTGACAACCGGGCGTTCAACGTGGCCGCTTCCTATGAGTCAAGGATTGATTCTCTCATTCTTTCCAAAAAGATTATCTCGGAAGTGGACCCGGACGGGGCGATTGGCATTTCAAACCTGGAAGGGGTGATTGAGCATGTCAGGACATCTCGTCTCAAGAAGGCGGCGGACCAGGCCGAGAGGAATCTGATTAACTCGGAACTCGATGCGCTCGATGCGGCTTTCCGTCATATTGACGGCAGGCCGATGTATGACGTGCCCGATGGCGTCAGGAAAGCAAGCTCGATCTTGAAGTCGTACAACCACGGTCGCATCGCCGGGAAGTTCACCATTGCCCAGGTTGCGGAAATCGGTTCCCTTCTCGGAGAGGCAGGAATTAAAACCTTCTCGATGCACATGCCGGCGTTCCTCAAGGTTCTCAAGAGGGCCGAGGACGGACAGCTTGCAGACCCGTTCCTTCGAGAACTCCAGACGATCTTCCACCTTGGCCTCGACGGGACTGGCCCGCTGAATCTCAACCGCATTGCAGCCTCTGGAATGGACGACTACCTCCGTCGCGTTGGTAACCTGGAGAACCTCGCGAAGAAGACCAGCACGGCGACGGCGCACCTATCTGGATTCCACATGCTCGACTCGCGAGAACAGCTCATGTCCGCGGCCATCTTCTGCCAGAAGTTCACTGACGGGGCATTTGGCAGTCGCGGGTTTGCCCTGTCTCGCCTGAGCGCGGCCGGCCTTTCCAAGGCAGACGAAAGCGCAATCTTCGAGCAGATCAGAAAGCATGTAACTCGAACGAAGACGAAGCTCGGCTGGAAGGTCAACAACATGAACCTGAGCCGGTGGGACAAAGCCGTCGCCGCCAAGTTCGTCTCTGCCGGGAGGCTGTTCTCCGGGCGTGTGATTCAGAAGAACAACATCGGATTTGCGACGAAGTGGATGAGCTACCCTCTGGCAGAGCTTGTCTTCCAATTCCGAAGTTTCGTGATTAACGCCTGGGACAAGCAGTTCCTGTGGGGCGTCCGAAACATGGACAAGCAGACTGCAATGATGTGGTCGTCCAACTTGTTCTTTGGCGGCCTGAGTTTCACGACTCTGATTTACATGAACTCCATCGGAAGGCCTGACGCTGACAGTTTCAGAAAGCGGATGCTCACTCCATCAATGATTGCCAAAGGTGCTATCCAGAGGGCTGGGTGGGCCGGAGCGGTCCCGCTCATGGTAGACACGGTCCCTCAAATCTTTGGGCAGGAACCCGTGTTCTCTTACGAAGGGCGGACCTCTGGCTTGAGTAGCGGGCTTCTCATGGGGAACCCGACAAGCTCCCTGATAACGACTCTCCCCACAGCAGTCACTGACATTACCGGCTCGATCTTTTCCGGCGAGAAATCCTATGAGTATCGCGACTTCATGAACGCGACAAGGCTTCTTCCGTGGAACAACCTTCCTGTCATCCAGAATATGCTCCAAGCCATTGGCGGAGCGACCTTCCCCAGCAAAAGGAAATAAGAATGGACGCCCCCACTCTCAAGACCAAGAACGAAGAACACGCCCGCGTCACGAAGATCATGGAGGACACGGACAAAGCTCTGCTCCTCGGTCTCCAGGGCGACCCGTTGCTCGATGGGGACGGCAACCCTGTGTTCGAGAACGGCAAGCTCGTGCGCAAGGCGCCCTCTGCGTCGATCATCAAGGCCGCTCTGGTGCGATGCAAGGACGCCGGGGTGTCTCGTCCGCTCTCCGAATCCGATCCGCTTGACGAGATGGCTGAGCTTGCGGAGGCGGCTGCCAAGCGAAGCGGAGTCCTGCCGCCCGTTGACTTTCTCGCTGAGGTAGGCTGATGGCTCAAGGCGTAAACGATTACGTTACAAGGCTCTACGAGGACTTCGGTTTCTTCCTTGAGGAAACCATGTGGTATTACTACAACTTCGGGCCGAGTTGGGTTCAGCTTGACATGGCGGATTGGCTCCAGAACGGACCGAGCCGCCGGATCGTCATTGGATACCGCGGACTCGCGAAGACGACGATCACGGAAATCTATGTCCTCTGGCGCCTGTTCCGCAACAAGGACATCAAGATCGTTCTCATCTCGAAGGCGGCGAGCCACGCTCGGAACTCGCTGAAGGCGATTCGTGCGATGATCGACTCCGTTCCGTTCCTTCGGAAGCTGGTTCCTGTGGTCCGAGTTGGCTATCGCGATTCGTCCGAGGCCGTTGACGTAGGGGACTGCCAGATTATCAAAGACCCTTCCCTCGCCGCGTTCGGTATCGAGGGGCAGATTACGGGTACGCGCCCCGACCTCATCATTGCCGACGACATCGAAACCAAGCAGAACACGATCACGGCAGCGAACCGCCAGACTCTCAAAGAGGGTCAGGAGGAAATGGAGAACATCGTCAACGTCGGAGCGGACATCGTTATGCTCGGGACGTACCACCACACCGACACGCTTTACCACAAGCTCACGAAGGTTCCAGAACACGTCCAGGGCGACAAGGCTCGTCCTCCGTACGCCATTCGCGCCTATCCCTACCTCTACCCGGTTCCCGGCGAGACGATCAAGCACATCGCCCCAGAGGTCGTCAGGCGGCTCAGAGAGGGCGAGGCCAAGCCTGGGACTCCTCTGTGGCCTGAACGCCACACGCTCGCGGACCTCGACGGCAAGGCCATCTCGTCCACCACGCGCGCGATGCAGTACCAATGCCGCACGGACCTCGGCGAGAAAGAGCGGTTCCCGCTCCGCCAAGAGAACCTCATCGTCTTCGACGCCGACCGGAAGATTGCGCCCGTCAACATCGCATGGGGCAGAAGGAACGGAGACGGCTCCACAGAGCTTGACATCGACCCGATTGGGTTCGAGGACCATCTCTACGGCCCGGCCTTCTTCGCGGACAAATGGAAGCCCTACACGTCCATCAAGGCCCAGCTCGACTCGGCCGGCAACGCCAAGCGAGACGGCGACAAGACCGCTCTCGCCATCGCAGGGGAACTCAACGGATACATCTACCTCCTCGCCGTCCTGACGTTTGACGGGGGCATCGCGCGCACAGAGACCCTGGAGGCCATTGTCCTCGCCTTGCGCGACTACGGGGCCAGAGAACTCCACGTCGAAACCAACTTCGGCGGTGAAGCACTCATCACCCTCATCCGGCCAATCATCCAGAAACATTCCGTCCAAGTAGACGGCAACGGCAATTCCTCGGACAGGAGATACCCCGAAGGCTGGCACTGCGCCGTAGAAGGCCACCACGTCACCACAATGAAGGAAGGGCGTATCATTGATACCCTCGGCCCCATCACGGGCGCACACCGCCTTGTAGTGACTCCTGAGATCGCCCGCAACCAGCGGCTCATGTACCAGTACACAAATATCGTCCGAGAACGAAAATGCCTCGCTCACGAAGACGAACTCGATGCCGTAGAAGGAGTCTGCTCGCAATTCATCGACGTCCTCGACCAAGACGCCGCAAAAGCAGAGGCAATCACCAATGAGGAAAAGCGACAAGCTGAACTCGAAAAGGCTTGGGAGAGAATGAGAGGGCCAGAGAAAACCATGCTCAACTGCCTCACACAGCCACACTTGCGGTGATATTAACCAAAAGTTCATCCAGCAAGAAGGACATGCCGATACTCGCCCGTGGGCACTTCGCATTTATTCGAACCAGCGATTAGAATCGTAAATCATCCGTAAAGGCCCAGCCCCCAGAACACGACGAAAACTATAACTGCCGATTAACGCCACGAGCAATGAAACGCCCCCTCAGAGCAGGGGAATCAGAAACCCGGCCAAAAGAAGCACAGGAAACCCTACAGGGAAGAGATAGGGCGTAGCCCACTCAGTAGAAATCCCACCAGAAAATTTTTGGGCAATTTTGTGTGAGGTTGATTGATAATAGAAGCGCGCGCGCGTCCCCCCCCTGCCCCCCTTCACCGCCAGAAACTACCCGC